TCCGGGTGTCGTTCCTGGAACTTCTGGGGGAGTGAGACCATTCGAGGCGGTGACCATGTTGTCCACACCCCCTGGAGTTTTGCCAATCTCCATACCCGATCCACCATTCCCTGCAGTTCCTGCCACGTCATTTGAGGTGGGCATAGTATCGAGCTCGTCCCCTTCGCCAATCTCAGGGACCTCATCATCATGCTCGGGGTCTTCCTCATCGTGATTCATATCGAGATCTCCGCCGGACTCGGGGAGAGGTAGATACGTGTTGAGAATTTCGGCAGTTGGCACGAGGTCCTCGATGACAAGGCAGATGTGCTTGTGAAACCGTTTGCTGAGGTCCTCGTTGCGTTCAGACTCGCTATGGTCTTCTACGATGATGTAGGGACTCTCATAGAGATCCTTGGCACACGCCTCGTAACACCGCTGAACAAAGACGTCGTTTGCTGGGAGCTTGATGCTGATCTTCTTGGACTTTTTGTCGGTACGGATGGCACTCAGAATCTTGACGTGGATTACAAAGACGGCGGCCAGGAGGTTTGGAAACAGTGGCTGGTTCTTGACGATCGCTTCTGTATTTTTGAGTGAAATTGAAGAATTCCAGGTCTTGACGCCCCGAAGGAGCTCCTGGAAGACGCGGGGCGTGTTCTTGCCCTGAGACTCTTTCTTGGCCTCGAGCCATATTTCCCAGAATGCTTCAATCATCACGGGAATCATGGCGTCACAAAGTTTCTTGGTAAATCGGCGCTCGGACTCGTTGAGGATGTCCATGCTGCTTTAGTAAGTGCGAAGCACTTATTTCCCAGGACCGCGACGCGGTCTTCAGTTCACATAAACGCCCTCACACGCCGTCTTCCAATATTGAACATCTCCCTCGAGCTGGTGAATCCTATTGAGAAGTTCCACCTCCACCTCTTCTTTGTGGATGAGCCGACGTTTCAGACGTTCAATTTCATTCTCAAATTGCTTGGACTGGACTCGAACATCCTTGACCTCCTTGGAAGCTTCCCATGCCAAATGCATCTTGGACTTTTTGTGCTGAGCCAAGTTTTTATAGGTAAAATTGGGTCTGCACGGACATGTCAGTAACGCACTTACTTCCATTTGTAAGCGAATAGGTACTGTCTTTAATTCTTTTTGGTAACACGCAGCTTTTGGGCCGTCTTTTGAAGGTTGACGAGGCTCGGCAGAAATACATTTGGTTCTGAAATTTCAGCCTCCACCTCCTCTTCTAGTTTCGTTTGTCTCCATGTCACTTTGAGGTCAAGGGGGCCCACGAGTTCAACCCTGTATCCAAGCCGCCCCAATTGTCTGGACATGTAAACGACTGTAGCAGCCAGGTCGTATCGTGGGTAACCAACCAGAAACGTGGGGACGGTCAAGATCGCATCCTTCTTTCCGAGTTCGACAGAGTGTTTAATTTTCCTTGAAAACTGTTCAAGCAAAGCCTTGTAGTATTCTTTTTTCGCAGAAGCTCTTTTCTTTTCGGCCGCCACTATATCCTTGGCCGATGGAACAGAGTTTTCCATCTCTAGTATTTACATTCTATAAGATGGCGACGGACCTGGCGCAGGTCGGGGAACAGGTGCCGAGGCTCCACTGGCTAGTTCACGGGGCGTGCCTATGAGACCTCCGGGAGTTCCCTTGTTTGCCTTGAGCGCATCACTGAGCTGACGGTCTAGGTTGGCCTCAATCATTTCATAATTCTGGTACTTATCGGGAGCATAGGCTGGGTTATCGGTATCACCCGTCGTGGCCGTCTCAGATTGGCTTATTATGTTCACGGACCCGTTTGGATTAATCTGCGCTTTGACATCGTACTGGGTACCGAAGTAGCCTTCGGTGTTGAAGAACATGAACCGAGCATCATACGTATTGTCGCCTAAGGTCTTGATATAAAGAGTCTCCAGAGGATACCCCGCAGTCTTCTGGACCGCTTCGAGAATAACCTGTGTAACGTCAGGTGACACGGGTGCATTTGAAGGGACGATGGCCGAGGGGGACGCGCCACCAACGTACTTCACCACCTGACGGTCGTTCCAAATTAGAAAACATATGATAAGTCCCAATAACAGAATGATCAGGTCCTTCATATTACCATTTGCTGCGAAAAAAGATTGGATGAAAAAAACTCTGTAAATTCATATGGCCTTGCTGGTCTATTCAGATAAGTGCAAGTGGTCTCAGGAAATACTTCTGTACATCAAGACTCAACCGGCCCTCCTTGAGATTGTCAGATTTTGGAACATAAATGATCAGGGGATTCCGTCCAAGAAAATCACGCGCGTCCCGACACTCGTAACAAACGATGGGAAGATGCTTGTTGGTAAAGAAGTCCAGGCGTGGCTCGAGTCTATGGTCCCGTGCGACTTTGAGTCGTGGGACTCAGGTGTAGGAGCCAACCTGGACGGTACAGAAAATCCCGGACTGTTTGAGTTTGATCGCTATGGTGAATCGCTCCAACCCCGCCTGACTCCTGAATTAGAGGCGAGAATTGGAGGGGACGTCCAGGACGCTTACCAAAAGGCTGGACAGCGCTAATGACTTAGAGAATTGTAAACCTTTGAATTCAAGAATGCACCTGAAGACAATTCAGGCTTCGGCCCTAAAATCCGTCTTTGAGGTGCTCAAGGACATCATCAATGACGTCAATGTGTATTTCACGCCAAGTGGAATCCACATTTTGACACTGGATACAGCGCGGGTGACGCTGGTACATATGAGTCTAGGAGCTGATAACTTTGAGGAGTATGAGTGCCCTACCGACGTCACCGCGGGGTTGAACATGGCGAACGTCTATAAGCTTCTCAAGAGCGTGTCCGGTCAAGACACTCTGGATATCAGCATCACGGGTCGAGACTATATGGACCTCTTGATCGAGAATCCCGTCAAGAAATCATCAACCAAATTTCGTCTAAAATTACTGGACATTAACGAGGATATCATCGAGTTCCCAGACATCAGTATGAACGTCGTGACTACTCTACCCTCCGTAGACTTTCAGCGCATCACCCGTGATATGGGTAACCTGGCCGTAGAGATGGATATCATTCGTGAGGGCCAGAAGCTGGTCCTAAGCTGCAAGGGGGACTTTGCGGATCAGATGACGAGCATCGAGTTCCCGGATCCTCCAGTGAAGCGCACAGGCAACACCTTCAGCCTCAAGTACATTAACCTGTTCACCAAGGCGACCAACATGTGCTCGAGTGTCCAGCTCATGCAGGACTCCGAGAATGAGAATATGCCAATTATATTCAGGTACACAATTGCCAATTTGGGAGATCTGAAGTTCTATTTGGCTCCAAAAATTGATCCTTAAACAATAAGAACACTTGACGGCAATGGAGGCGCGGTTCAATGAAAGGGTCCAAGAGTGTCGAACCGAGGCTGAACTAGCCGAGTATCTCCTGGATTGCGTTCCTATAATAAAGGAATACACTTCAGAAGCTTCCGAAGAGGTGAGTACCAAACATGTTTTAAACTTGAAGGTGGCTTCGCGCAAAGGTGTCCAGCGTCAAGACATTTATAAGAGGTACATGACCGAGGTGGAGGGTCACGTGGACTCTACGACGGCCCGAAGTACGGAGGACCACCTGAAACCGTGTAGAGGTTGTGGAGCGATGTTTTCACGGATATTTGACGACGTCCAGAGCGAAGAGTCTTGTTCAAACTGTGGGATCATAGACACGGTACTCTGTAACGAAGTGGGATTTAAGGAGGAGCAGGAGATGGAGAAGAATGTCGTGTATTCATACAAGCGTGAGAATCACTTTAACGAGTGGATAAGCCAGTTCCAGGCCAAAGAGTCCACGAGCGTCCCGGAAGTTGTGATTAACCAACTTCGGTCAGAGTTTAAAAAGCAAAAGATAAAGGACCTGTCAGAGATTACTCATGAAAAAGTCAAGACCTTATTAAAAAAGCTGGGCTGGGCCAAGTACTACGAACACGTTCCGTACATTTCTACTATTCTGAATGGTATCCAGCCTCCTACAATGCCTCAGGCGCTCGAGGATAAGCTCCGGCTTATGTTCCACAAAATACAAGCTCCTTTTGAGAAACATAAACCAGGAAACAGAAAAAACTTTTTGTCCTACTCTTTCGTACTTTATAAGATGTGTGAATTGCTCGGAGAGGACGAGTATCTTCCGTGCTTTCCATTGCTCAAGAGTCGCGAGAAGCTCTATATACAAGACCAAATTTGGAAGAAAATTTGTGATGAGTTACAATGGGAACATATAACCACAAACTAACAGTCAATCTGGTCCGGTATGGGCTCGATGGGCTTATCACGCGTCACAACCTCAAACTCGAAGTTGCCCCTCTTGTCCGGGAAGTTGATGAGGTACCCAATCTCCAAGTTGAGTAGCTGAAGATAATTTTGGGTCTGAATTCGGTAAGTCTCATTGAGCTTGCTTACCGACTTGAGCTCTATGACATACTTGCGGTCGACGATGAGATCGGCCCGTAGATGCCCGACGTTCTGACCTGCGTAGAATACCGGGACGATGCGCTCGGTCTCGTAATTCACGAGACGATTACGCAGAGCCACCTCGAATGCGCAGTGGTATACGGACTCGCTGTAGCCGGGTCCGAGGGACGTCCAGATGTCCCTGGAAACCTCTCGGAGGGTGTGTTCCATGATTTTTGAATTAAAATTACTTCTAAGTAGTGATGTTCTGGCTTGGGCACTTGGCGTCAACAAGGGCTTATTTCGGAAGTTTGAGTCTAGAGGATGCGTTTTGGGCCATAGCACCTGACCTTCCAATGGCACTTTTTTTGTCACCCGGGGGGGCTTTCGTGGACCCAAACACGCCCTGGCGGGAGATAAAAGACTGGACGTCATATACATTTTTCTATAAGTTTCCGCACTCTTTATGGCTCTTGATTTTGATCCCAAATTCAAGGGCCAGGTCTATCTATGCTTTTCACATCCTCATGGACCTGTTGAGTCACACGGGTGAGTGGTCAATTGAACCGTTTTTTCCTATAGGTCCAGCTATTCACGGGATCTGGGACCCGGTGGAGTGGGTCTAGGTATGCGCACTCGTTTTTTGAATTTGCTTCTATACGTCACATTTTCGTGTTGCTGAATATTCCGAGCTCGATATGTGCGCACGGGAGCTAAATTCAAACGTCCGATATTTTGTAACTTTGCACGAACTATCGTAAGGTAGTTATTTTTCATATTATTTGTATTCATTCGATTTCCGAGCCAGTCATTATATTTCTGTAAATTTGGTAAAACTGTTCGTGCTCTTTCATGAACTTCATTTACTCGGCTCCAGTTTACGTTACCAGGAGTGATGCGACAGGCATACACAAAGTATACACCCCGAGGGCCTTCTTCCACAACTTCTTTGATTGTTTTAACCTGGTTTACATATTTGCGTGGACTCAATCCGGGTAGCTTCCATACACCCATGTATCTTTGGAGCACACCGTTTCCATTTGCATTGAGTGGTTCATTTCTGTCCCAGAATTGTAGATGAATGTCTGGGCATGATGTACGAGGACTGTACAATGTTTTCTTCCAGTTAAAATTTGTACGAGAATATCTCAAAAAGTTTGGAACTTTATCTCTATTCAAATTTCCACTTAGAAACTTGGACATGGAATTTTTATTTTGTATCATGGCCTGGAATTTTGAATTTGCGATCAAATTTTCTGATAATGAAACACCAGGGTTTGAAAAAAATATAACGTATTTACCATCTGGAACTGTAAAATAATCTGAACGCGCGTGGGCCCCGTGTCCAACGACGAGATACGAACGGTCGGTCTGAATATGATTTAAAATTCTTGGAATAGTCCTCTCGATATTTGCACGAGTTCTATACATTTCTATTTACGCCCAAAAGATTTTGCGTACTTGCTCCGGATCCACATGGCATCGGCCTTGTAGATACGGGACGCACGAGGCAGGGTGCGCTTGGTCAGGGTGCTGATGGCGATCAGACGACGCATGACGGCCAGGGGCTTCTCACCCTTGCTGATGCCCTTGCTAAGAGCCTTGTGGCGGTTGGTCATCGCCTCGACGGGGTGGTAACCGTACTTGGTGAGCATACCACCCTTGAGGGTGCCGATGAGCTTGGGGCCCTTACCAGCCGCCCCAACGTCTGGGATGGGTGCGGCGCGGACGCGGCTGATACCCGCCTTGCGGACGTACGAGTACTTGGTGCCGTCACGACGGGTCACGCGGATCACCTTACGGGTGCGGCGCTGGGTATAGCCTGAACGCATGATGGACTTCATTTATCCTTTATCAAGAAAAATTGATGGCCAGGCCCTTCATAAACATCCTGAGCTTCCCGTCATTTGACGCACCGAAATCAAACACGTCACTGTCTGAAACGTCCAGGTCCAGTGTCGGCACCTCGTACCCGGCTCTTAATTTCATAGTAGAATACAGAATCCCTGTGGCGTAAGACTTGAGATCCGTGACGGGCGCCGGACGGGACCAAGCGAGTTTCATAGCCAAGACCTCCCCACGCCCTAGGAAAGGGCCCGACGGGGTCGTCTCGGCGGCGCCACCGTCTATGTACGTCCATTCCCCTATTTTCACTGTTGAAAACAGGAATGGAATTGCTATAGTCGCACTGACGGCGTCGAGGACACTCAATTTTGGAGTGGAATCCACAGAAAAGTAGTCCGTCTTCATAAGGTCCACGCAGTAGGCGGACACGTGGAACTTTATGGGGTACCACGCATACAACTCCTCGAACGTGACGTCGGGACGGTTCATGAATTTCATACAGGCTTCGGACAGAACCTTTCGAATCTTGGTGGGCGGCACGAGACCATAGCTCTTCATAAAGTTTTTTAAATTTGGTTTCATAATCTGTTTCACGGGTACGGAGAGTGCATAGTCGAGGACCTTGGAGAGATCCCCTTTCGTCGCGAGAAACAGAAAGGCCAAAAGGCCCCCGGCTGACGCCCCTGAGATTTCCTCAAGGTTATCAAGTCTGCCAGTTTGTTTTAGTTTTGAAAGGACTCCTAAATAAAGGAAGAAGCCCATAGCTCCTGGACCGATGGCAAGGCACCGGACCATTCTACAATTTTAATTTAATAATACTTGGGGAACTGACCGCGCAGGAAAGCGAACAGCAGAGCGAACACGACGGTGTGGGCACCTACGGCCACTGGGGAAGTCTGACGGGACATGAACAGGCCACCGTTCTTTGGTGGGATGGTGAGCAGCAGACCTGGGGTCAGCAGCACAAACAGGGCGGCTGGCACGACCAGGTCGGCCTGGGTCAGGCTAATCTTCAGCACAAACTTGGCGATAGCCCAGTAGACGAAGGTCAGGACCAGGGCGTGGACCAGAGCCTGGACCAGCAGACCAGCGCCTTGTGGCAGCGCCAGGAGCAGACCTGGGCTCAGCAGAGCAAACAGAATGGCAGGTACGAGAACCTTGGGGCCAGTAACGTCGAACATTGTTATAATTCACTCATATAATTTTTTGCCCACCCGTAAAAGTTCTCTGCCTGAACACGGTCACGAATGATGGGCATCTGACCAATAAGGTTCCATAGGTTCTCGTGATGATTACTCTGAGGGTCCGAACTGTACCAACGGGTCGCGTTGAGGTTCAAGTCCACAAAGTCGGGGAACTGGGCCCTGGTCTCGAGATATCGCTCTTCCATGTAGTCGCGGATCTTCATCCAACCATCGAGAAGTTCCTGGGAGTACATATCCTGCCAGTCTTCTGGATGGAGTTCGGGGTCAAACTCGTCTGACCCATCAGAGTCATATGCGAGGTCGTAGTTGTAGGCATCACGTGAATACTCATCATTGATGCCCATTTTGGTCTTGAATTATAAACGTCCCAGCGCTCTAAGCCTCGAGGACGGACTTGAGACCCGTGACCATGACGCCGTCAGTTTCCTTGACGGGCGCCGCGTCCAGAATAGCCTGGAACGCACCCTCGACCTGAGCCTCGTTACCACCGAAAAAGGTATTCAGACCCTTCTTGATAACATCTTTGGTGATGGGAGCCTTCGTCTTTTTCGTTTTGAAATTCACCTTGACCTTGTCCTGAACCTTTACGGTATCAATTTCCCGTTCTTTCATTTCCTTCGTCACAAACTGGCGAAGATCCTTCTCGCGCTTGTTGAGAACGCTGAGATCTTTGCGAGCTGCGGCCAACTGGGCCTTTAGGGCGACCCACTCAGTCATTGCCTGTTTAAAGTCCATTTTCTATTAAATATAAAGCACTTATTTAAGCTAAGCTAACGCGCATGGAAACCCCCCGTGTCCGAGTTCCTGCGGAACTCCCTTACTGATACTCGGGGCTGATCTCAAACTTGGGTCTCATGGTGTCTGGGGGAATAGTGCTGAGGTTAAAGATGCTTACTGGAGTGCGGGGGTTTATTGGCTCGGAGCGGAACTGCTGGTTGGCGTTGCGCAGAACACCACCGACAGTCTCTGGGTAGCCAATCTGGCTGCGTGGGTCCAGGTAGTTCTGGCCCGACAGAATCTTGTCTGGG